TTCAAACACCGTTACCTACGCTCTTACTCTTCCAGACTTTCCTGCGTTTACTTCTTATTATCGTTTTGTTGTAACTGCGGTGAACTCTACGTACTCTACCTCCGCAACATCGACAAGCTCTTCTGTCTCTGTCTCTCGCCCCGCACCGATTAACACCGTTGCGCCAACAATTTCTCCTTCGTCTGGCACCGTAGGAGTTACACAGTACAGCGTCACAAGTAACGGAACCTGGGATCCTGTTGATGCGGACGGTGTGTATGACTACCTATGGCAGTCGTATGACACGCCAAGCTACATCAGCGCTCCTGGAACCAACACGCTATCTACATACACTCCACCATCTAACTTTTTAAGTTTAGGTTACCAAAGCCCTATTCGTTGCAGAGTTACAGCAGCAAATGCTAGTGGCTCTACCGCTGCATTTTCTAATACGGCTACAGTCTCCGCCGTTACGCCGACTGCCAGTAACCTTGCCACGTCTGACACAACGCTAACACCAGGAACACCCTCCTCAATTACTGTTGCAAATACCGCGACAACTAACCAAGGACAGGTTTCATGGACAAATGGTTCTAACGCAACGTCCGCGTGGGTATCATCTGTTACTCCAGGTTCTTCGTACACTGGCTCAGACGGCGGATCACTTCTGACATCACAGCTATTTACTATTACATCTTCAGCTACGGCGGTTGCTACCGTCAACAACAAGAACAACAGTAAGAGAGTTACTATCTCCTGGGATCAGTCTAACGCGGCTAGCTACAGGGTAAACTACACAATAACAAATGCAGGTCTAGCCAACGGCACATATAACGAAGACGGCAACTCAACTGCGTCATCTGCAAGCTTTATAGTGACTCTTGGAAACGTATCCGGAACTGTTCGCGCCAACTCTGTGACGGTATATTCTAGCAGCGGTCAGTCTGGTGTTTCTTCAACCTTTACTCCAGGGTCTGCTCCACAGACCTCTCCTACAGATAAGACGAGTTCTAGTACAGGAAGCGGCTCTGTGACATTTACCGCGTCTCCTCCGGTAAACACTGTTGCTCCTACTATTGCCCCTACCTCCGGCACGGCGGGCAGCACAACATACAGCGTCACTAGTGTTGGTTCGTGGACAAACTCTCCTACCAGCTATGCATACCTGTGGCAGTCATTCGATACTCCTAGCTACATCAGTGCTCCTGGCAGCAATACTTCATCAAGTTACACTCCACCATCTAACTTTTTTTCACTTGGCTACACTAGCCCGATTCGTTGTCGCGTTACCGCATCTAACTCTGGTGGCGCTGGTAGTCCTGCCTTCTCTAACACCGCTACCGTCTCTGCACCTGTAGTAATACCTTCAGGCGGAACGGTTTCGATATCTACAAACACTGGAAACTACAACGTTGGAAGCATCATAACTTATTCAACTTCAGGGTGGGCTAATACGCCGACGAGCTATAGTCTAAGACTCTACAACGGAACTAACCCCGTGCTAACTAGTGACCCTCTTAGGGCTTCAACGTCTAGCACGTCTGGCACATACACCATTACATCAGGAGACGTTCCAAACTACTTTAAGGCATTTGCTACCGCAAGCAACTCTGCAGGTACCTCTGCCGAGGCTAGCTCTACACAGGTTGGCCCCGCGGTATCCGCTGCGACTGTACCTGGTACAGTTAACTCGCTTAGTGCCACTTCTTTACTTAGCGGTTCTAACCTAAACTGGTCTGCGTCGTGGTCTGCCCCTTCTAGTAATGGAGGAGCTGCTATTGACGGTTATAGAGTGTATGTAGAAAGAGCTGGATCAAGCTCTGGACCTTGGATAGCCTCAACTACCCAGATTCCTGCAGGATCAGGAGCGTATACAGCAGGCTCCCCGTACTTCACAGCGTCAACAAGCGTTAGCGGTCGTGTCACAGGAACCGCCGCTACGTGGATTAGAGTCTCAGTTGCTGCAGTCAACACTGTAGGCACGGGAACATACACGAATGCGGTCGGCTAGCAGATGACAAAAGAAATAACAGATGAAGAGAAAAGTCTTCTAGTTGAAAGCAAAATACGTACCTGCACCTTAATGCAGGGAGTTTTAGAAAGCTACCTGCTAGAAGAGACAGACGTAGATGTGATTAAGCAGTATCAAGACGGTATAGAAGAATACAAAAACATAATAAACGCTCTTAAAGCGTTTAAAGAAACATGCTAGAATAGGCACCAAATAACAGGAAACAAGATACAATTTAGCGTTACAAGGACGCTAAATGGACGCAAGGAGACACAATGGCAGACTACGACCTAACCGCGGCAGATAAAATTGCGGTTATTAACTCACACATTAAGAATATTAACTATAATAAGTTTAACGCAGAGTTAGTTATCATCGAGGAAAACGCTACATCAACACCTTCCGCTACAAAGATCTCAGACGCTAACGCACAAATCGATGAGGCAGAAGCACAGATCGTAGCGCTAGAAGCACAAATCGAAGCTCTTTCCTAACAACTAACCTACGACAAGGACGTTTACTTAATGGACAAGCCAAAGACTAAAGATGAGCTGATTATCATCGCGCTTCAACAGCGTATCGGTGAGATGGCTATGCAGTACGAAAGCGCTATCGCGTCTATTCGTGCAGATCTAACTCAGCTACAAGATGTACTTAATATAGTCAATGGCGATAACATCAAGAAGATTGAAGGAGATACGACGAGTGCATGAGGTAAAGGACGGCTCGCGTACCCTACAGTTTAGCGGCAAACTTCTTGCGGAGTCTTCTTCCTGGCGCCCTGGAACATACCGTTGGATTGAGTTTAAGCTCTACAAGACGGACAATGGCTCGTATATTCTTTCTCGCATAGGCGTATCCTTAATCTTCCATGGGGCTGCATGCCCGTTGGTTAAAAGATACGGTCTTACAGAGATGCCTTTATCTACGTTGGTAGATGATGCGCTCCCTTGCGAGGAGTGTCGCCCTACACGCAGTGTTGCAATTATCTTCCCAGAGAAACATCGTCACTGGGCACAGGTATCCGAGGAGCCAACGCCTGTCTTAGATGCGCTATATAAATACGACCAAGGTGGCGCACGATACCTCACAAACGTTGCTCAGAGACTTCTAGAGGACGCATCTGATATGGACCGTGGAATCGAGTCGGTGTACAGGATAGAGCTTATTCCTTAAACAACTATTTAGTGTTATAATTTTCTTAGAGACAAAGGACGCAAAAGATGTTTATAGTTATTGAAGGCACGGACGCCTCAGGCAAATCTACATTAGTGTCTGAAGTTCAAAAACAACTTGCGGTGAAGTTTCCTAAAAAAGAAATCGAGTTCTACCATAAGTCTAAGCCTGAAGAGATGTCTCGTCGTTGGGTTCTATATGACTACGTCACCTCTATTGAAAAGGCAGACTGGTCTCAACGTATTGCGGTTGCAGATCGCTGGCATTGGGGCGAGGTAACATACGCCGCTGTTAAACGCCCTGAGACCGGAACTGGTGATGGATACGGTCTCCTCGGTAAAGCTGGTTGGCGTTGGACAGAACTCTTTCTTAAATCACGTGGTGTAGCTCAATTTTGGTTGTATCAACCTCTTGATGTTATTACTCGTCGTCTTAATGCTCGCGGTGACGATTACGTACAGGCAAACGAGCTAGGAGAGATCTTAAAATTCTACGAACTTGCGGCTGCAAACTCCGCAGGACTTGCAGGACGCCTAACTCCCTCCCCTGACTCGCTCGACGCGGTATCCCACCTTGCCTCACACGTTATTAGCCGCGCGGAGATATTTGACGAAGACGCGCAGGCGCTAGCAAAGTTTCCGGAGTACATCGGGCAAAGATTTCCAAGGGTATTGCTTGTAGGAGACACACGAAATATCACTAAGAAACACGGCGAGGAAACTATCCTGCCGTTCATGCCTGTTGACGGAAACTCCGGCGAGTTTTTACTTACCGCACTCGAGTCCGATAAATGGAAGACGATGGGCATAGTCAACATAAACGACATGTCATCGGAGCGTTTTGAGGATCTATGGTGTACGTTGCGTCGTCCACCTATAGTTGCCTTAGGGCGTCTTGCTGAAAAAGGACTTATCTATGCAAATATACCTGCCTATCTTTACTCTGTAACCTCTCACCCGCAACACGTTAGACGATTTTTTCATGCACAAAAAGAAGAGTACGGCAAGGCAATAACACGACTTACACAAGAAAAGAACTTGGGAGACAAATGGATACTGCGATAATCAACATACCTGACGGAGTTAACGGCTACGTTGACCTTGTTCAACACGTACTTAAATACGGCAAGGAGGTTGCTCCTCGCGGTATGAAGACACGCGAGATTGAAGATGCAATTATTCGTATCGACGACGTGTACAACACGCTTCCTCTAGGCGTAGGACGCGGCACCGTTCCCGGTATCGGTGCGGTTGAGGCTTGCCAGCTTATCGCAGGTGCAAGTACACCTAAACTTGTTATTGCCATCGGTCCACAGTTTGCTAACTACACCGAGGACAACGGACTATTTCACGGGGCATATGGAATTCGTACGCAGTCACAGTATGCGCCTATAGTTGAAAGACTTAAGGCGGATCCCGATACACGACAGGCTGTGGTCACAATCTGGAATCCAGAGCTTGATCTTCTTGCAAATAAGAGAGACTATCCTTGCACGATACTTCATCAATTTAGAATTCGTAACAATAAACTCAACATGAGTGTTTACATGCGCTCGAACGACGTATGGCTAGGAGCTGCGTACGACTTCTTCCAGTTTACGCGTGTTCAACTTGCCATCGCGTCTATCTTAGGAATTGAACCAGGAACGTACCATCACCACGTTGGGTCCTTGCATATCTACGAGCAGCACTATGACTCTGCTGAAAAGCTAAAGCATACCTACGAGCCGTATGAAAAGATCCCGGCGATGGTAGGTAACAGCTGGGGAGAAGTTTCAGATTTTGCCATGGACGCGCTAACTGCGGCAATTCATCACGAGGAAAAAGCGCTTCTGTATAATCTTCACCCTTTTGAGCAATGGTACGCAAACGCCATGATTAAGGCAGTTAATAAAAAATGAAAATTCACGGAGTAGTCGTAGCAAGAAACGAGTGGCCTTTACTAGGTCTATCTATTTCGCATGCGCTTTTCTACCACGCTAACAAGGTTTTTGTTATAGACCACTCCAGCACAGATGACACTAAAAACGGTCTTGTCGAGCTGCAAAAAGTTTGGCCAGACCGCATAGAGGTGTTTCGCTACGAGGACAATCTTTTTGACCAGGAGGCGTTAACTAATATTCTTCTACATATTAGTAACCAGGAAAATCCTGACTGGAACATTATCTTTGACGCGGACGAATTTCTAGTTAGCCCTACGAATAAAAATATAGATGATCTTCTATCTAATCTTGGCGAAAAATGGAATGCCATAGCCATGCAGTTAGAAAACTATATAGTTCCTGCCGGGTTTATCGACACTAGGTTAGACGACTATCCCCTTGTGGATCATTACGTGACGTCCGTTAATCACGTAGTAGATCGCGACGAGTTTCACGAGCAGGTTAAAAGAAATGAAAAACTTCTTCACGAGTTTAGGGTTCCGTCAAAGATCCTGGTTAAAAATAACTCTAAGGATTTTGTTGACGCGGGACAGCACCAGCTTAAGTACGGCGACGGTAAGTTTTGGGAACTGTGGGATACTACGGTTGCAGCCTCAAACAAGGAAGATTGGCTAATATGTCATCTTCCTTACACGAGTCTAAAAAGATTTAAGGCGCGCAAGGAGGTTCACGAGCGTATCAACAATAACTTTGCCAACAAAGTTTTTGCAAAGACGATAACGCCTGAAGAAGATATTGCCGAGATGTGGGATAGGCTTCAAATGTATCCTACAGATACAAATCCTATTTTAATACAGGACTCCTCATTTTCTAAAAGTTTTCTACCTTTAACTAAGAAGTTAGCGCCTTACTGGGGAAAAATACTACGGCCAGAACACCATAATGTAGTGTACAGAATATCGTCCGAGGCAATAGAGTTTGCAGTTGGTGTTGCAAACAAGTATATCCGTATATGCGACGAGCTGTGGGCAAATCAGAAAGGAGACCGAATTGAGTAACGAGCTAGAGGGTTTTGGACAGAGCAGTCCACTTCGCGAGGCAACCGTGCAACTGCACGAGATGTACGTTGAACTTAGATCTGCGGGCTTTAGTAAGAAAGAAGCACTACATCTAGTATCAAAGATTCTTTCAAGTGCAGTAATCGGTGGAATTGAGGATATTGATAGATGAGTAAACGCCCTTCCTGGGACGAGGTCTGGATGCAGGTTGCAGATGCAATCGCGCAACGATCTCGCTGTAGCCGTGCCCATATCGGAGCCGTCGTCGTGTCTAAGGACCAACGCATTAGCTCTACCGGGTATAACGGTCCTGCGGCTGCGTTCCCTGCTGAAGGCGACTGCATTAACTGGTGCGCACGTGCACAAGGAATAACATCACTTGATAACACATATGATTCATGTCCATCAATCCATGCGGAATCAAACGCGCTGCTGTACGTTGACCGTTCACGTGTAGAAGGTGGTACCATATACATAACAGACGCGGCATGCTACCAGTGCGCAAAGTTAATTTCTAACTCCGGTATCACAAGGGTTGTTATGCGAATTGGCACGCGTGCGGCTCATCGTTTGCCGGATGCGACTGTAGATTATTTTAAGAAATGCAATATCGAGGTAGTAATAACAGAGGACGTGAATGACAACTAACGGATTAGGTGATGTGCAACTTCACCTGGTAGACAGCGTTGAAAAGGCAGGTGAATTTTTAACCTGGCTTGGTGAACGACGTCCTCATGATGCGATTGCGATTGATACTGAAACCGGCGAGTATCCTGGACGTGAACGTAAGGACGCCTTATCTCCTTGGCACGGACGTCTACGTCTTGTACAGGTTGGCGACGGGCAACAGGCATGGGCAATGGCGTGGGACGAGTGGGCAGGTGCGTTCTACCAGGCTATGGATAAGTTTGACGGGCAAATTGTTTGTCACAACATCGGCTTTGAAGCTCGTTGGTTTGACGTTCAATCACGTTGGAAACTTCCATGGCACCGCGCGCATGACACTATGATTATGGCGCACATCATCGACCCACTTGGCGTAGGTGCGTTAAAACGTCTTGCCGCGTTATACGTTGACGGCCGTGCAGTTGCTCTTCAAGACACATTGGACGAAGAGCTAGTTAAAAATGGTTGGACCTGGGGAAGTGTTCCAACTAATTTTCAACCTTACTGGGCATACGGCGCACTAGACTGCATCCTAACTATGCGCCTATGGGAAAAGTTTTATGAAAAGTGCGGTCCTAACGGTCCTTACAATAAGGCGTATGAGTTAGAAATGGCTACACGTCGCATCGTTACCCGCATGGAAATCAACGGGGCAAGAATTGACCTAGACTACTCTAAGAAGAAGTTTGACGAGCTAACAGAGTACGCGGGTTCGGTTAAGACATGGGCTAAGCAAAAGTACAACGGCGTGTCTATCAGTAGTAACCTTCAATTAGTTCGTCTGTTTGAGTCTTTAGGCGCAGAGATTAACGAATACACTCCTTCGGGACAAAAATCAGCTTCCAAGGATCAACTTAAGTTACTTTCTATCGAAGGAAACGACGAGGTAAAGGCTTTAGCAGAGATCGTGTTAAAACAACGCAAGGCTGACAAACTTGCTAACACATATTTCTCTAACTTCTTAAATGATAACGTAAACGGATTTGTTCATCCGTCTGTAAAAACACTAGGCGCGCGAACAAGTCGTATGTCTATCCAAAACCCAGCACTGCAGACGTTGCCTAAGGGCGATGACGTTGTTCGTCGTGCGTTTATCCCAAAGGACGAAGAACATGTCATCATTACCTCAGACCTTGACCAGGTCGAATTTAGAATGTTTGCATCCCTCTCACAGGACCCAAACCTCATCTCGCTATTTAACCGTGCAGACGCAACAGGGTCAGATCCGTTCACTGAAATTGGTCGTGAAATCTACAACGACCCGAACATGCAACGGTCGGACAAACGTCGTAACCTCATTAAAGGAACTATCTACGGTCGTCTCTACGGCGCAGGAGTCTCTAAGCAAGCTTTAACAGCAGGTGTGCCCGAAGGACAGATGCGCACGGTATCAGATTCACTTGACACACGATTCCCAGGTATGGCTCTATTTCAACGACAGATTGAAGACGTCGGTATGCGTCGCCTAAAGGCAGAAGGACAAGGATACGTGTTTACATGGACAGGTCGTAGACTTCCCTGTGATGAAGATCGTGTCTATACATTATTAAATTATTTGATCCAGGGCGGTGCGGCCGAGGTCTTTAAGTCTAACCTTGTAAAACTAGATCAGGCAGACCTAACCGAACTACTAATCGTCCCTGTACACGATGAAATTGTTCTTAACGCACCACGTAAGGACGCGGAAGAAATTAAGCGTATCGTTAAAGAGTGTATGACAACTACCGAAGGCTGGGCAGTTCCTCTTACGTCTGGCATTGACGGTCCTATGGAAACTTGGGGAGATAAATACTAGTGAAGATGATCTTATCGGTAGACCCAGGAAAGGCAACAGGTATGACCTTGTTCTCTATCGAGCGAGGAGAGGAGCCTGTCTTAATCTGGGCTGGAGAATATCAGCAAGAAGAATATGCTAAGCCTATTCGAGAAACTCTTGTGAAATATCCTGATGTGACTGTCGTCTGCGAGCGCTTTATCATTAACGCCCAGACTGCTAAAAAGACGCAGGCTCCATACAGCCTTGAGCAGATTGGTATACTCAAGCAGTGCCTTATGGACGCAGGAAGAAACGCAGATGACATCATCTTCCAATCACCTTCCGACGCCAAGGCAATGTTTGACAACCCTAAACTTAAGAAGCTGGAATACTGGCATAAGGGCGGTGAAGGACACGCACTTGATGCGATACGACATGCCCTCTTGCAGTGTGTAAAGCTTGGTTGGATCCCTAGGAGGCTCCTACAGTAAATAAAGTAGATACTAAGCAGAAACAATAAACAACTTCTGCTAAAACCTGTTAGTATAGCGAAATAATGACGAAAGGAATGACAAACAGTGCCAGTTGACGTAGAGCTCGACGAGTCGGGCAAGCACGTAATTATCAATACTGAGTGGCGTCTTAAGGAACTTTGCAAAAGTATTCCAGGTGCAAAGTGGGATGCAAAGACCCAGGTTTGGAACGTGCCTACAAGTTGGGCTACATGTTTAGCATTACGTAGTACCTTCAAAACTGACCTTCAAATTGGCCCTAGATTGACCGCCTGGGCTTCCAACGAAGTCGCCACACGTATTACCCCGGCGAATGATCTTCGTGACCTAGAAACCCTGGATGAGGGCAATGAAGACCTATTCCCGCATCAGCGTGCGGGCGTTAAATTCCTATCGGTAGCCCGTAGAGCACTACTAGCGGACGAACCTGGTTTAGGTAAAACCGCGCAGGCAATTAGAGCATTAAAACAACTACAGGATAACGGCGAAGATGTTTTTCCCGCGCTTATCGTTTGCCCTAACACCCTCAAGAAGAACTGGAAGCGCGAGTTCGATATGTGGTGGCCTGGAGTTGACGTAGAGGTTATTAAAGGATCGGCAACTCAACGTAGGAAGATCTTTGAGAACGAGGCTGACGTCTATGTTATTAACTGGGAGTCCTTGCGCTCTCATTCTAAGCTTTCATCATATGGCTCCATTGCCCTTGCGCGGTGTCAAGAATGCGGTGGGCACGACGAGAAGGTTACTATAAATCGTTGCGAGGTTCACAAGCGAGAACTTAACCTAATCGACTTTAAGGCCGTAGTTGCAGACGAGATTCACCGCTCTAAGGAGCCAAAATCTAAGCAATCACGCGCCCTATGGGCTGCAACAGGCGACGCGGATATTCGCTTTGCCCTAACAGGAACACCTATCGCAAACAATGTTTTAGATCTATGGTCTATCCTTCACTGGCTATCGCCTGAAGAGTGGCCAAGCAAGACACGCTGGGTTGACCGTATGGTTAACGTAATGTTGAATGCCTTCGGCGGCATGATGGTTTTAGGTGTAAAGCCTCATATGGAACAAGAATTCTATGCGACGGTAAATCCACGCATGCGTCGCATGTTAAAGGCAAAGGTACTGCCTTGGCTTCCTGAAATGATGTTTGAACGTCGCGACATCGAGATGAGTACTAAGCAAAAGAAAGCTTATGACCAGATGCGTGACACGATGATTGCAGAGTTAGAGAACGGCGATGCGATTACCGCACCTTCAGCTCTTACGCAGACAATTCGTCTACTACAGTTTGCAAGTTCATACGCAGAAATGGACGTGAACGAAGATACCGGCGAGATGCGTGCTGTACTTGCCGAACCTTCCTGTAAGGTTGATTCACTTATGGACGACATTGAAAACGGCGACTTTGGAGATGACTCCGTTGCGGTGTGCGCGGTGTCACGTCAGTTGATTGATTTACTTAGTGCAGAAATGACTAAGGCTAAGATTCCACATGGTCTCATCACTGGTGCCCAGGACGAGGACGAACGTCAACAGGCGGTTGACGACTTCCAGTCCGGCAAGATCAAGTGGATACTTTTTACAGCGCAGGCTGGCGGTGTCGGTATTACACTTACCGCGGCTCGTCGTTTAGTAATGTTACAGCGTCCATGGTCACTTGTAGATCACAAGCAGGCACTTGACCGTGTTCACCGTATCGGATCTGAAATCCACGACTCAATTATCGTCACAGACTATGTTACAGATGGTTCTATCGAGGAACGAGTAATTCAAGTTCTATCAACTAAGGCTGATAACTTTGAACAAATCGTAAAAGATAAAGATAAGCTTCTCTCACTACTCAAAGACGATAAGGCAGGAAAGCTATGACAAGCGAGAAGTACTGCACTATTTACGCATTGGTAGACCCACGAACAGAAGAAGTTCGATATATAGGAAAGACTTATAAGGGTATTGAAACTAGAAAAAACCAACACGTGTCGCACGCTAAACAAGGGCACGTTGGGCATAAGCATGCCTGGATACGTATACTTATAGAGTTAGACTTAGAGCCTATTGTAGTTGCACTAGAAGAAAATGTATTGATAGAAGACACAAAAGAAAGAGAACAATATTGGGTGTCGTATGCTAGAAGTAACGACTGGCCACTAACCAACATGACTGCTGGTGGAGAAGGTGCACCTAGAGTCTCTACAGATACTGCTAAGAATATTAGTATTGCCCTAAAGGGAAGACCTTTCAGTGAGTCACATAAGAAAGCGTTAAAAGAAGCACGAGCAAAGTACCCACCGATGTCACAAGAAACTAAAGACAAAATTGCGGCTTCAAATCGTGGAAGACCAATGCACCCTAATGTAAAGAAAGTTTTCCCTAAATACTGGGTAGGCAAAAATCACTCTGAGGAGCATAAAAAGAAAGTTGCCCTAGCAAAGACAGGGTTAACGCTTAGTGAAGAAGTAAGAGATAAGATAAGAAAAAAAGCTTTAGGAAGAAAAATGGATGATGCTACTAAACAAAAAATAGGAGCAGCACAAAAAGGTAAACAAGTAAGCCAGAGCACTAAAGATAAAATGTCAGAAGCTGCAAAATTAGTCTGGAAAGCCAGACAAAAGAAAAAAGAAAAGGAGGCATAATGGCAATCAGCAATAGTCCAGTTCGCATATCCAACAGCGAAATACAGACATTCAAAGATTGCCGCCGACCGACGTTGGTGGTTATCATATTACCGTCGCCTACAACCTAGAACTCAACAGATGACAGGCGCACTTGCGCTTGGTTCTCGAGTTCACGAGGCACTTGATATGTACTACGGCAAGGGCATCCCACTTCTTGAGGCTCACTCTGAACTTGTTGTGAAAGATAAGTTAATTCTTGAGGCTTCATTCCGCGATACATATGATTTAGACTCCGAGGCTGAGCTTGGTCGCATCATGCTTGAAGGCTACCTACAGTGGGTTGACGAAAACGGTATTGACTCTGAACTAGAGATGATTTCTACCGAAGAGATCATTGAGATGCCTTTGCTTAACGGCGAGGTTATCCTACAAGGCAAGATTGATATGCGCGTACGTCGTAAGGCTGACGGAGTACGTATGTTTAGAGACTTTAAGACGGTAGGAGGCTCGTTTACCGACTTCTCTGCTATGGCGCACATGAACGAGCAAATTCTTACATACATGATGCTTGAAACAGCTCAAAACAAAGAAGGTGAACGCTCTGAAGGCGGAATCTTTACTATGTTAAAGAAGGTTAAGCGCTCTGCAAACGCAAAGCCACCTTTTTACGAACAAATTGAAGTTCGTCATAATGTTTTTGCCTTGCGCTCGTTTTGGCAACGTATCCACGGTGTTTTAACAAACATGATGGGTGCACGCAAGGCACTTGATGAAGGCGGAGATCACAGATTTATCGTGTACCCAAGTCCTTCGCGCGATTGCAAGTGGAAATGCTCATTCTTCTCTATATGTCCGATGTTTGATGACGGGTCTGCTGCTGAGGCTGCACTTGAAGACGCGTTCCAACCGTCAGATCCCTACGCCTATTATGGCGTAGAAGAGAAGAAGGGTAACGCTTAATAATGTTAAACAAACACAAAGAGATGAAAGGAAACAGTGATGTCTGACGTACAACGTTCGTTGACTATCATGGTTTACGGCGAATCAAAGGTTGGTAAATCAACCTTCGCGGTAACCGCACCATATCCACGTCTCATGCTTGACGTTGAGGGTGGGCATCGATTCCTACCTATCACCGTTAAGTACTGGGACCCTATTCGAGAAGAACCTCCGGTTGCCGATGGCACCTGGGACACGGTAGTCGTTAACGTTCGCGACTACGATGTTGTTCTTAAAACATTCCAGTGGTTACAAACTGGAAAGCATCAGTTCAAGTCACTTATCATTGATTCCATCTCTGAACTTCAAGTGAAGTGCATGGATTCAATCGCAGGTACTGAACAAATGAAGATGCAACAATGGGGCGAGTTGCTTCGTCACATGGGCGCGCTATTGCGTGACCTACGTGACCTTACAATGCACCCTACACAGCCGTTAGAAGCTGTTGTATTAACTGCTATGGCACGACCTGGAGCAGACGGACGTTCACGTCCTTACCTACAGGGTCAGCTTGCAATTCAAGCACCATACTTCTATGATATCCTTGGCGCAATTACAGTAGAAACGTTTCCTAATCCGGACCCACTGCAATCACCGTTTAAGGCACGTCGTATGTACGTAGAACGTACAGACGAATACGAAGCAGGCGAGCGAGTACAAGGTAGACTTGGAAAGATCGTTGAACAAGAAAACCTTGGTATCGAACGCATGCTTGACATGATTTTCGGTCCAACTACACCAGCAGTAACACCACCAACAACAACTAAGTCAGGAGAATAAACCAGATGAGTTCACTCAATTGGGGCGATCTTGTAAAAGACGCCGGAGATGTAGGCAGTTTCGAACCACTACCAGACGGTGACTACGATCTTGTAGTTCAAGAAATCGTCGCAAAGGTTTCACAATCGGGCAAGACTATGTTCTCGCTTAAAGCACAGGTCCAGGGCGGCGCGCACAATAAGCGTCTTGTTTGGGATAACTTAGTTGTTACTCCAGAGTCACCTGCTGCTCTTGGTATGTTTTTCCGCAAGATGGCAGCTCTCGGTTTAGGCCGCGAGTTCTTTGCAACAAGTCCTTCTAACGCTGCAATCGAGCAAGCTGCTAAGGGACGCGCGTTTCGTGCACAGGTTGGCTCTCGCACATGGCAGGGTCAAAAGAAGAACGAAATTAAGATGTACTACGTGTCTACAGCCGCAGCGGGAGTTCCTACAACTGCTGCTGCTGCAGCGCCTGCACCAGCGCCCGCACCTGCGCCAGCTCCGGCGCCTGCCGCTGCTCCAGTAGCAGAAGCACCAGCTCCGGCGCCCGCCGCTGCTCCACCTGCTGCTCCGTTCTAAATAGCAGTCTAAGTAAGTCTGGTTTATCATCTATTCCTGGTACAGTGAATAGGTGATACTCCAAATCTACTTAGAAAGGTAGTGGGCATGAAGGTTCTAATTACAGGATTTACTGCACTCCAAATTAACACGGAGAAGCGTACGATCCAAAAGATTGACGTGCCTGCTTCTATCGCAAAAGCATTGCGTGAAGCTGGCCATGATGTTGATTGGCGCAAGGTTACGCCCGGTGAGGATCTGTCATCTTACGATGTTGCATGGGTAAACCTTGCACCGTTAAACTCACTTAATGGACGTCAAGGTGCAATGGGTGCACTCTATACTTTGTCATCTGGATTACCTTGTGTAGGATTCTTTGATGATTGGCAATTTAATACCGTGTTCAACGGTGCTCGTGCTTTAATTCGTAAACCAGAGATGTTGTATAAGCATCTGCTTGTTGGAACAGAGCATCGCGGTGAAGAAGGCGCAACTTACTTTAGTCGTGCAGATATTGAAGCTGCTCTCGAGCGTGTCAGAGAATTAAACCCAGCGGCTGCCAAGAAGTGCTACATCGAACGTTACTACATGATGGATACAGACGAGAACGTACAGCCTTATGAAAAACGATTAGTTGAAGCTTCACGCGACTTAATTGCAGATCGCTGGCTTGCAGGTATGGTTCCAGTTTGTCCTATGTATTCTTTTGGTGACAGAGCTATCGTGCGCAAGCGCATGCCAGACGCGGTAGGACCTATCGAGGCGTTAGATCCGACGTCAACTGTTATTCCAACGCTACAACCTGTTACCGCGCTTCCTCCTACAGAGAAAAAGCGTGCATGGGTTCTTGGAGCTCTTATGCCGCATGATAATTGGCTTGAAAGAAAGAATCCAGACTGGCAAGTTGAGATCGTAGGAAGTCGTAAGCTTATTAAGAAGCTTGGCGGACAAAGATTTGCAGCAGAGCAAGATGTACTTGAATTTTACAATAAGCACTGGGGAATTCTTTCTCCACCGTATCCACACGCAGGATCCGGCTGGTGGCGTAGTCGTTTTCTATACGCAGCGCACGTTGGCTCTATCCTTGTAACCGATAAGGGTGAAGGTGATCCGCTTGGTGATGCGTATAAGCTAAAGATCTCTGACGTTGAAAAGATGTCGGACACAGAGCTGCACGCAACTGCCATGGCGCAACGTGCGGCGTTAACTCCATATATTCCAGAGTACACCGCGTTTGTTGAGCACTGTGACCGTATCATTAAGCGTGCGGTTGCCGAGGACAAAGGTCGTGCATTGAAGGCAGACGGTACACTTGTATGAGTAAAATTCTTATCACAGGTATGAGTGCTTCTCATGCTTCAGAGAAGGCTAACCTGCGCTCGTTATCTTTTGCGGGAGTAATGAAGTTAGTTCTTGAACAACAAGGACACGAGGTTATACAGGAAAATCCTGAGGTCTCCTGGAACCTAAATGATCTTGAACAATACGACTCCGTACTTGTTGGAATTAGTCCTATAACAAGCCTCAGCGCAAATCACGTCTACGGAGCGTTAAGTGTTATTGACGTCTTACTAGATTCACCTAAGTTGCGTTTATTTATTGACGCACCTGAACCTGGAAAGATTACCGCAAGTTTACGCGCTATGGTTAAGACACCTGATAACCTTACCAAGCCTTTTTATTCTTACCGTAGAGGTTTTAGTCACGCGTCACAGCCAAACATGCTTAATAACCTTATAGAGGTCATAGAGGACCTGCTTAACAAGCCTTGGCCTATAACGTTGTACCCATCGCTGTCATGGACAGACGAGACAGAGCACGTTGCTAACTTCCTACCTGAAGGTGCACGTGACTCACTTAAGGCTATAAACTTAGATGCGTATTTAATCTCAACACAGGAGATGCTTGACATCGAGCGCCGTGATAAATGGGTAGTAGAAAACTACTCTACCAAGTGGGTTAAGTCTACTGCATCTACGTTATCAACTCCAACAGTTCCTATGAAGTGGAATAAGTCCTGGAGTGACTCGCAGGTGTATGCGCAGATAGCCTCAGGTATAGGCGCACTTATTCCTCCATATCCTTCTAGTACGTGGTGGAGTTACAGATATATCCAGTGCATGAACGCGGCAACACCTATCGCAACAAACTGGAAGGAAAGTCAACTCTTGGGTTCATCATGGACTCATCTTGCGTCAAGTATCGAGAGTATGTCACAGGAAGAACGCTTAGCACTTGCTACGCAGCAACGCAACGCGTATATAGAAAATATACCTACACGTAGGGAAGCAGCAATTAACTTATCACAGGCACTAGGTCTATTCACGAGAAAAGAGCAAAACTAATGACCATCTTGTTTAATAACTGGTTAAAGCGTACACGTGAACTGCAAAAGGACGTATACTTCATTAACTACGAAGAAATGCAAGGCGATAAGCCTCAGAACATCCGTAAGTTTGTAGAGTACCTACGCTGGAATATGCTAGCGGTAGATGATGAACTTGCAGAGATGCGCCAGGCAATCTCATGGAAGCCTTGGCAACACGACGCTCCTTATGCGGATAGAGAAGAAGTAATTAAGGAAGCGGTTGACGTTTTACACTTTGTCGCAAACATTATCGTTGCGGCGGGTGGAACAGACGAGATGCTGGATAAGTTTTATCTTGAAAAGATGGAACGTAACAAGCAACGTCAGCTAGACGGGTACAAGGTTAAGGACATCGGAGTAAAATGTGCTCTATGCCAGCGCGCAATTGACGACGTAGGTCGTGGCGCAAGCCCAGAAATGTGCGCAAAATGTTTACCAAGGGAGGTAGATTACAGTGCCTGAGATCAACGAGCAATGGATTAAAGAACAGATGCAGGAGGCAAAGGTTAAGGTTGGCGTGGGAAACGCGCTGCTAAAACTTCTTGCAGCATGGGAGCCTCTAAAATTATCTGATCCTCAACAAAAAGAAGTACTTGCGTTATTTAATAAGCTAGCGCTTGGTCACGCGGTAACTCCTGAGGTTGCCAATGAGGTATGGACCGATGCGCAACCAGGAGCGATTACCGTAGGAGATCAGGTGCGCGTAAAGCTAGACGCATACCAAGGATCTACAGGCTCTCTTCACAACGGACGTAGAGGTAAGGTTGTAGGAATTCGCTACGGCGACATCATCTTTAAGTCTAACGATAATAGGGAACCTATCCTTGATGGAGCTCACTACTCACCTCATCAACTTCAAAAGAGAGTTCAATAATGAGATCTACAGTTGAATTTTTTATTACAGGTTCTACCTTGACTGAGATTATGGAAGGTGCTAAGCAGCGTTGGCAGGATTTTTGCGGTGACGAAAACGCGACCCTGCCTGTAGACTCCGAGTTGCAGATCAAGGATAAACGCGATGAAGGAAACGTACTTACAGGAATCATCACTATTCGCACGAAGGTAGAAGATAAATGACAGAAAATGAAGCTGTAGTTCAGTATCGTGTTGAAGCTTTACGCGAGGCCGCAAAGATCATCACAGGTGACAGGGACACGCAATACGGAGGTCCTGAGGAAAACTTTGCCCGTATCTCAAAGGTATGGTCAATGATCCTCGGCGTCGAGATATCAAATGAAGATGTTGCGATGATGATGGTTGGGTTAAAGGTTGCGCGTTACGCGAACAAGTCTGGGTTCCAGGGAGATACCTGGATTGACATCGCAGGATACGCGGGTTGTGGCTACGAGGTAGGTATGTTGGAGCTAGAAAAGAATGCCAATATTTCTGCGTAGATAGCACGCGGTAAATGGTAAGTCGGTATAAGGTCCTACCCTAGGAACTACGAAGGGTTATTGCCTTGTCACAACATACCTTTATTGACTGCAACGGGCTTGCCGCGTTCATGAGTCTTGGCTTCGTGCAAAATGATATGAAGATGATTCAACGCACAGGAACACTAAACTTTGGAAACGTCGTTGCAGAAAACAACCGTCATCTTCTTGGAGATGATTGGACCGCGGAGTTTTCAGATGATCCTAACGAGTGGCGAGTACAAAAGGCAGACGTAGTTATGGGTTGCCCTCCTTGCTCTGGTTGGTCGGTATGGTCTGGTCCTGCTAATCGTGGACCTGACTCTAAGGCGCACGAACACACCGTAGCCTTTATGAAATACGCAGGACGGGTAAAACCACGCGCGATTGTTTTCGAGTGCGTTCAACAGGCATACACACAGGGACGCGACGTGATGGTTAAGTATCGCGACATGGTTGAGCAGGTCTCCGGTAAAAAATATGATCTGTATCATGTTAAGGAAAACAACCTACAGGTTGGCGGATTTTCATATCGCCCACGCTACTTCTGGGTTGCGGTTGAATCTGGTCTTAAGTTTTCAACACCGATTACCGAACCAAAACAACTTCCACGTATCATGGACATCATCGGTGATCTTGCTGAGATGCCTCAGACATGGAACAAGCAAAAGTACACCGCGCCATCTCCGTCAAAGTACGTTAAGCACCTGCGCACAAAAAACAACATGGTTGACGGACACATCGGTAAATCAAATATTCACGCGCAGCGTATTGAAGAAATCTTTAGCATCATCGGCAATGAAGGCTGGGAAGGGAACGGAGACACAGGCGGCGCACTTAAGAAAGCCGTAGACTTAAACGACGGTAAGTTCCCTCAGAAATGGATCGATATTTCTCCCCGCGTTATTCGTAAAGATTTTAAGTTAGGGTTTTCACAACCGTACAGATGGAAAACTGATCACTGGTGTAACGTATTAACTGGCTCAGCGTTAGATCACGTTGTTCACCCAACGCAGCCACGACTTATTACGCACAGAGAATCTGCTCGCATGCAAGGTCTTCCTGATGATTGGAACATTGAAGCTGCACGTGACTACTCGCATCTTGCGGCTGTATGGGGCAAGGCTGTTCCTGTGCAGGCTGCAAACTGGATTGGTAAGGCTCTTAAGGATTCACTTGACGGTAACCCACAAGGACCAGACGCAGAGTTAATCGGAGATCGGGAATATCTTATCGACGCGGATAAAGGATTCTCCAGACACTACGCTAAGAAAAAGTGGTACAGTAGCCCTATGGAGACCGTTAGCGAATGAAGCATATCCGCACGTACGATGACAGTCTCGTGCCGATCTG